TGTCCCCGCCCGCGATGGATCCGGAGGTATACGCCGGCACAGCTGGTGAGCTTGCCGCAGGTGTTCCTGTGATCACGGCCAGTTCCATGTCTTCCACGCCCGTTCCTGCTACCATCGTGTATCTGGCGACAATGAGGTCGATTCTCTGCATTCCCTGAGCCCCATTCTCAAGCGCCATCGATTCGGTCGTTCCTCTGGCCACCTCCGCAGCGCATCCATCTGCCATCAGAAGACCATCTGCGATATTGATCTCGTTCGCGGAGACGATCGTCGCCGCCAGATTCGAACCGACGTCCATAATGTGGAGCCCCGGTCCGAATATTGACATATTGATGTCCCTGTCCTGCTGACCTGTAATGTGTGGCTCCCCTCTATATCCTGTGATGATGTTCATTATTCACCCTCCATGTTCACCGACAAAAGGCCGGCGGTCTCTTCAAGCTCTTCAATGTTCACCTCATCGGAGAGCTTGTACTCTATCGTTTCGAATCCTTCTTTCCAGGTGACGACCTTTGTCGTTATCGGCGCGGTCATCTTGATTCCGGAAATATAGTCCCTGCCTCCTACGATGTCCCCGATGCCGACGTCCTTGTCACTGTCTAACTCGATTTTGAAAGAGGTCTCATTGGCATACTGTGAAAGCTGATCTGTGCCGTACTGGATGAGGTCCGCCCTCGAGGCGCCCGCATAGTCGTATATCTTTGCGATCTCATCCGCTCCGAAGAAGGTCTGCCGCTGAGATATATTCCCGTTGCCGTCCACGTACAGATGAACGACCACCCTGTTCTTGAGTTCGCCCTGCCCCAGACAGATGAGATGGTTGACGCCCGTTAGGTCTCTGATCATCTCATAATCTGCATTCATGTCGGAACTGTATTCGATCTCGTCGGAGTAGTCCACAATCGGGACCGCCCCAATGACCACCGCGCAACGTTCCTGATCATAAGAGATCTGCATCTTATAGCCCACGCTCTTAAGCATGGCCTTTAGTCCGTCGTACAAGGAGACATACCGGGCATACTGGTAGCTTACCGTGACGCCTGTGGACTCCGAGGAGCCAACGAACAGCCCCGGGAACGCTGCGGAGACCCTCGTCCCGATAATCTGATTCAATTCTCCCGTGTCGGTCGCATAGTCGGCGCCGGCTGGCGGGCAGAGGATTTTATTCTGCAGCATTCCCCTCCATGTGAATCCTCCCGCGCCGATCGTGCCGAGCTTTGTCGCCGATTCTGTCCGGCGATAGATGCCGCCGTACTCCGTTCCCGGAATGTAAATCCTCGATCCGTCTTCAATCTTTTCCCATTCCGACCTCAGGCAGGTGATGAGAAAAGAGTTTTCGAAGTCTCCGATTTCGAAATCGTAGGACGTGAAGAGCATCACGCCCACCTCTTCGCCGTTGGGCTTTGCCAGAACTACATCACTCATGTCGTCACCTCGATTCTGGGTTCGGATCGCTCATGGTAGATCGTAAGGCCTACACCAAAGGACGAATCCCACGTTATTATGAGGTTGCCGCCTGGGATCTTTTTAAAGATCGAATCTGTCTTATTTCGGAAATTGAACAGATTTGTTTTCCTTCCCGCCGTGTACATTGTGACGGTCCGCGCCCTTGAATCAATAACCACGTAAGAGCCTGCCGGAATGGCCGTGTACAGGACGTAAGGATAGCCGTTTATCACTATCCTCGGATTGACTGCCTGCCCGTATATGATCATCTTGAACTCGCTCTCAAATGGGAACGAACTTTTGATGACTCTCGTGCCCATGACCGGGGCAGCATAGTCATACTTGTAATCATACTTGTAGTCCAGGAAGCCACTGCCGCCCTCTCTAGACGCTGTTAGCTGAATGTCTACTTCCTGGATCCAGAAGGGATATGGGGCATATATGTCAATCTTGTTACCTGTCCATGTCAAATTCTCATCCGGCTCCGTGCTCGATTCTCGCACAAAGCAATCGATATAGTAGTCGCCCCAGATGATCCTCCCCGTCGACAGGTCGCGAATATCCTTTTCGAAGTCATCATGCAGTGCGTCAATCAACGTCCTGCGGGCCTTCTCGGAACCGTAAAACAAAAGCTCCGTGTCGTATTCGCCCGGGTCCTTGGAGAATCCCGCGACTCTTACGCCATACTGGAGCTTTGTTCCTTCGACGTCCCACGCCCATTTGTGATAATTAGCCTTTTTATGTAAAATGCCGTTCGAGATGAGGTTGTACCTCTTCCCGGACGAAGCTATATATGTAATCGGAACCCTCATTTAACACCCGCCTCTCTGAGCGTCCTGCCGAGCTCTCTGCTGCCGACCATAATCTTGAGGTCTGCCGTCTTAAGTGCCGCCTTCATGGCCGTGTACATTCCGGATGTCATCGATTCATTGTTCGCCGCTACCGCCGTGGCGATGTCCCTCATGAGGCTATCGTGGCCATACATCATTTCGTTTCCGGCTTCGCCGGCGCCGATCATGCCGTAAGGCGTCGACATTACTGTCGGCTGAGTGAACATGTACGGTTGATTCATAGCCTTTGCGTACCAGTCAATATTAAGGTGCGGGACAGACGGCGGATTCAGTGAGAATTCACCCGTCAGGCTGAAGTGAGGCAGTGCAGGCATTTCGATCTTTGGGAACTTCAGACTCAGCCCCGAGAAAAAGCCCTTGATCGCATCCAACTTCTCTTTGAATTTGGATTTAAGGTCCTCGATTTTCTGAACGGCCTTGTCCTTCATCTCCGTGATCTTATTGATCACGTCGTTCTTCATGCCGACCACTTTGTTTACGGCGTCAGCCTTGATCTGATTCCACTTGGATGCCATGTCGGTCTTGATGCTATCGATCTTCTGTCCGACCTGGCTCTTTATTTCTTCGAACTTCTTCGTAATGTTCTCTTTCAGCTGAGAACAATATTCCGTGATCTTTTCCCACGCGACCCGGACCGCTTCCTTGACCTGGTCCCAATGTGTAATTAACAGGACGATTGCCGCGATGATGGCCGTGATCGCCACGATGACGATTCCGACCGTTGACGCCGCCACGCCCAGAACGCCCGCTACCGCCGTGATGGATGTGATCAATCCACCGATTCCGGATACAATCGAGCCTATAATTGCTATTACCGGCCCGACCACTGCGATGATTCCTGCGATCTGAACAATCATTTCCTGCTGAGCCGGGGAGAGTGCCTCCCACTTCGCTCTCAGGTCCTGCACGACCTGCGCCACCTGCTGCAGGATGGGCTGAAGGACCTGCCCGATCGTCGCGCCAAGCTCCGCGCCTGTCAGCTTCAATTCGTTGAGGGTGAGTTTCCACTCGTCGATCGGGTCGAGCGTTTCATCGAATGTATCTGAGACGCTCCCGGCTGCATCTGTTGCCACACTGCCCAAGTTCTCGAAATCTATCGCTCCGTCCTGTATGGCCTTATAGATCTTGTCGCCGGACTTGCCGAATATCTCATAGGCTTTGTTCAGCCCTTCGGTGCTGTCCTCCGAATCCTTTATTTCCTTCTGCAGGTCGCTCAGTGCCTGCCCGAGAGGTTTACCCTCTTTGGCTGCATTCTTGAGCGCCTTGGACAGTCCGCCCATGACGGTCTCAACCGGGACTCCGCTCTTCTCGAGCTGTGCCATCATGGCCGTCGCATCGTCGAGGGAGATTCCCATTTCCTGGAATGCGGGAGCGTTGGCGACCGCGAGCTGTGTCAGGGTGTCGACGCTGATTCCGCTGTCCTGCGCGGCTTTGTTCAGCACATCCAGATAACCGGACGCGTCCTCTGCTCCTAGGCCGAATGCTTCGAGAGCCTTCTGGACACTGTCAACGGCACTGGTTACATCGGTGTCGTTAAGGTCTGCGAATTTGATGAACTGTCCGCTCAGTTCTTCCAGTGCGTCCCCTGTGAGCCCGAAACGTGTGTTGACTTCGCCCACTGCCTCGCCGGCAGTCGCGAAATCGGTCGGAATGGTTGTTGCCAGGTTATCAACGATGTCATACATCGCCTGCGCCGCATCGCCTGCCGCGCCTGTCTTCTGAATGACCGTATCGTATCCCGCATCAACCTCATTGAAGGCCGCGAGGGCCGCGCCTCCGAGCGCCATAATAGGCGCTGTGACGTTCTTGGTCAGACCGTCGCCGACGCCCTTGATCTTGCCGCCGACTTCTTCCAGTTTCTTTCCGGTCTTTTCCCACTCCTTATTGACTGCCTGCGCCTGCTGCTTGCCGACGCTCCCGAAGTTCTTGAGTTCCTTCTGGGCGTCTTTCAGTGCGGCCTCGTCGCTCGCGATCTGCCTCTCGAGTCGCTCCATCTGTTTTGTGACCTCAGGCGTCTTGTCCTGCTTCTGCAGTTCAGCTAGTCCCTTTTTCTCAACGTCGAGGCGCTTGCTGACCTCGTCGACCTGCTTCTTGAGAAGTTCCTGCTTCTGTCGCAGAAGGTCCACGTTCTTCGGGTTGAGTTTCAGCGCCTTGTTGACTTCGCGGAGTTCCTTCTGGGTCTCCCGCACCGCCTTATTGGCGTCGCTGAGCGATTTCTGGAATTTACTTGTATTACCATCAATCTCGATGGTGATGCCTTTGATCGTCTTACCCATTAGAATTTATCCATCCATTCCTGTGTGGCCAAATCGTCATATTTCTCTGCGTCGTTGCCGTGCTCGATTATGATGTCGTAAAGTTCCCCTAATTCAAAAAAATCGAGGTCAGAGATCTTAATCCCTGCCTCGAGTGCTCTCAGAACGAGGAGCGCGGTCGTTTGTTTCCGGTCCTTCGGTGGTTCTTTTTTTTTGGGGCGACGAGCGTCTTTTCCTGTCCCTTGAACAGGGCGAAGATGTCGCCCGCTGCCATCATCACATCCATGGCCTCGAAGTTTTCAAGCCATGCATAAAAGTCTTCATCGGTGATTGTGTCGATGATCTCCTTGAATGTCATCTTTGTCTGCAGGTGCATGATATAGCCGAGTTCTGCGAGCGCGTTCGTGTCGATGTCTCCATCGGCATTCATCTGCAGAAGAAAATCCTTGTGGTATATCCTACGATAGATTACAGGGCTTGCGGCATTGCAAAGCATGTCGACCTTTTTGTCGCCAATATCAACGAATCCTCTTGCCATCTCATTCTCCTTATAAATGTTTGTGGGTAATCAGTGCAGGGAGAATTTCTGCGCTGAAACGTTCCGGAAACGCTGTCCCCACGATCTTTTTTAGCCGTTTCCGCCTGCTGCCTTCGCCGTCTGATATACTGCGTCGAACCATGTGGCATATGCCGCTTCGCCCTGCTCCACGGACGCCTTCGTAATGTTCTTGTCCAGTGCCGCATTATAAACGGGCTTTGCCGTGATAGGCAGGCTGTCCGTGATGGGCTCCTTGCTCTCTGCGATAGTGTTCGCTGTGTGCTCGGGACGAGTCGCGGAGCAGTTATACAGAACGTGACGCCTTGCGTGAATGTCGCCCTCCATCTGGAAGAGGAACGCGAAGATCTTTGTTTCCGCATCTGCATCCTCGACGAGGACGCCGTTGTCATCTTTGATGTATCCAAGTACATCAATTTTGAACTGATCAGGAAGATCTGCGAGCTCCCAGTTTCCAGAATATCCGGAATTGCCGCCGCCCTGCCAGTAAATGATATTGTCCGCATAAAAAGGCGTAAGCTCACCCTCAGGGGAAAGAGAGAGGCTCACGGAGCCGGGGACCGCCACAGGCGTTCCATATGTCACACTTCCATCGTTGGCCATAGTGCCAATGGCATAATGTGCATTCTTCAGACCGAATTTGACTTTGTTCTTATCAGGCATTTGATACCTCCAAATTAACGGTTGTTGTGTAAACAGTTACATGCATATGCTCAGAGTCGATGTTGTCTTCCTCTTTGCCGAAAACCATTCCGTTCTCATTGAGGATCCTCTCGAGTTTCGACTCGAGCGCAAAATCTTTAGAGTCGGTGTACAACTCGATGTACAGGCGCTCGATTTTGAAATAATTAATGTTGTCTGCGAGGAAATCCTCGCCGCCGTCGAAGAAATAGCAGATAAAGGGAGGCTGCTGCTTCGTGTTCTCTTCGAAGCGGAAATAAGCGCATGGGATTTCTGCCTGCTTCAATATCTCTTTGAGTTCTTTGGGAGTCATAACCTTTCCACCTTCTCCTTTATCCGTTTCTGCACTTCTTCAATGGCCCACTCTTCGACGGGTTTAATGTGAACGATCGGGTCCGTTCTGCCTCCTCCGCGCTTGGCGTGGCCGTTCTCGAGCAGATGGGCAAGCGGGTAGGTTTTCGGCCCACCGTGAACCGTAGCCTCGACAATGAGACCGCCAGATTCTACTGTCTTTTTCCATCCTTCGGCGTATTCGCCTCCGCCGGGTCTGCGCGGGGACGCCTGCTTTAACTTCTTGACAGATTCCGTAGCGACCTCTTTGATTGCCTTGCCGACTTCCTCCGCCACTTCTGCGGAGTATCCCTCAAATAGCTCCCGCAAGTCCTGCTCAAGGCCTATCTTGCTCAATTCGTGCCGCCTTTCCGCTCACAATAGAGCTCTATCGTGCCGTTTCCGGGTCGATATGTTCGATAGACGCCGTAACGCTTGTTTCCCCTCACGAGGATTGTCTCGTCGTTGTAGTCGATCTCGACCATGCGGAATCTGATTTCCGGGTTGAGTCCACTCCTGCCGCCCTCGAAGATCTCCGAAGCTGACAGGGAATCAAAGGAACCGTAGACCTCCCTGCTCGTCTCTACCTTTTGGGGGACGCCAAAATCGTCGTCCTTGAATGTGATCGTGATCAGCTTCGCGCTCTCAGGAATCCGCATCGGTCACCGCCTTTCTCAGCTCGTCGACCTGCAGACGGTAGTCGTCCATGTTCTTCTCTTTTTCGTCCAGGTCCTCGCTGAATTTTGCCCGTGCAAAAGAACGGACGCAGCCGAGGACGAGATAGTTGTTCTCGTCTTCAGCTACGTCCTTCTTAACACCGGCGACAGTTACCATGTGGGCCCGGCATTCTTCGATTATGTCCGTGAGTTCCTGCAGCACATTGCTGTCGTTCGAGACCGTCCTCACGGCGAATCTGACTTTATAGAGATAATTTTCACTTACCACGCCGGGCCTCCTTTACTTGATCAGGTTGCTGCTGCCTGTTTGATGACCTGCATGCCGTGAAGGACTACCAGATCAGCGTTTGCTGTCTGAGTGCCCTTGATGCCGATCATGTTGCGCTTGAAGTAGTCGCCGCCTTCATCGGTCTCTACAGCGTAGTTGCCCCACATAGGCATATCGATGGTCATGGGCTGGCCATAGAGCTGAATTCCGGCAGTCAGGCCGTCGAGGATCCTGAAGGAAACAGCCATGCCGCCTTCTTTGATGGTGCCTGCGGTGTTGGATTCATCAGAGAATGTGATCTCATACAGAGCCTTCTTCTCATTGGTGCCACGTACAGCGCCGAGAGTGGCCAGATCAGCCTGGGAGATATAAAGCTTACAAGCGCCCTTGCCCTTGATGGGGCGGAAGCCCAGGACAGTATTGCGCAGGAAATTCTGATCCAGTGCTCTGGAGAAGATAGCCTGCTTGAGGCTGGAAGCCTGAACAGCGGCAAGGATCTTTGCAGACGCGAAATCACGCAGTGCGGAAACTGCGGAGTCTTCGATGGCGCCCTGGTAATCCAGGGGGGACTGCTTTTTAACCTGCTTACTGATCTCGTCCAGGATGCCCCACTCCGCAGGATTGATATCGACATAGTTGAATGTTGCGCCAGTACCGCCGACAGCCTGTCCTTCTGTCACAGCTGCAGCAGCCGCTCCGGTTGCCTGATAAGCGGCTCTCCATGTGCCGACTCCGTTCAAGACAAAAGCGTGTACATCGTCAACGATATCAGCTGCAGAAGCAGCCATGCCATTGATCCCGCCTACCTGTGTGGGCTTTGCAATATGTCCGGTAGACAGGAGCTGTCTGGTCTCGATGACCATTCTGCCGGTTCTCATAAACTCATCTGCTCTGCTCTCAGTCTCGGGAGCCGCTACGGGTGTGCTGTTGTTTGTCTGCAGTGCCATTTTCGCACGTACCTCCATTTCTTCTCTGTTAAGGTTCTCAGCCTCGGTAGTGATCTCAGCGAGGCGGGTCTCAGTTACTTCGGCGGACTGAGCCTCTGTGGTCAGCTCCGCTCTTCTTGCCTCGATCTCTTTGAGGCGTTCCATGAATTCAGTCATTATTCAACCTCCTTTTTGTACTTGTTGATGGTCGCGAGAGCCTTCGCTCTGGCTTCCTGTATCGCAATGCTCTGAAGTCGCTCCGCCTCAAGCTCCGCGATCACTCCGTCTGCGTAGCTACGAGCACTGATTTCTGTTCCGTCGTTCGCCGGCAAACTCACCGCCGAAACGTCATAAAGCTTGCGGATCTTTGTAATTGTCCGCAGAACTGTGGTCACGTTCGCGTCGTGGTCGTTCGTGACCTCGCGCTTGTCCTCGCTGATCACGAAGCCAAACGACATTTTGTTTGTATAGCCGCCCTTGATCTCCTCGAAAAGCTGACGGCCTGTTTCTGTCCCGCCAAGGTCCGCCTCGATGTGCAGGCCGTGGTCATCGGTCTCCAACTTCAGCGTGCCGTTGCTGTTCCTGGCGAATACTCTGCCCATGTGGTCATACTGCATGATTACGTCGGACATATCGCACTCATCAAAAGCGTGCGGGTCGATCTGCTCATTCACGATGTAGTCGCCCCAGTTGAGGAGCTCATACGGCTGATTGAATGTGCAGGCGTATCCTTCAACGGCATAGCTCTCTTCGTCTTCTTTTTCGGATTCCTTGACGCGAACCTCCATCATCCGGCGATACTCGCGACCGGAATCGATCTTTCTCATGATCTCGTCAATTTTCTTCTGTTCCATTTTCCTCTCCTCCCGCTGCCGGATCTTCGCCGACCTGGTACTTGCTCATATCAGTGGATTTGATGTAGTTCAGCGACACATATGCTACATCGCCGTCATCAACAGGCGGATAGCCGAGCAGCTCGAGATACTGATTCTTTGTGAGCAGGCCGATCTCCTTCGTGCTGTTGATGATGTTCAGCTTTGTGCCCCAACTCGCGCCCGTTGCTGCCCCGGATGTCACCATAATGGCGTTGCCAAAATCCTGCTCCCGGCGCGTGAATAATGCCTTTGTGAATGCTTCGCCCATCTCTTCCCAGAAGGGCTCGACGATAGAATCAAAATAATTCATCATCGTCTGCTCTGCTGCCGTGTTCGCCACGACCTCCTCAGGCGTCCTCCAGAACGTATAAATCCGTTTCTCGATCTCTTTCATCTGCGCAGCGTTCGCCGCCCAGGTGTTGACCTGCAGAGGCTTGTATTCCTCTGTGGCGTCAAGCGCTACGATGCCGCCCGAGTCCTCCGCCTCTTTCACTCGCTTAGCGAAATCCTTCTGCGCCTGCTCCGCGCTCTTTATGGCGAGCATTGCATTCTTCTGGGTGAACAAACCGTGTACTTTGTTCGACACGAGCATGGCCTGTTTGAGGCTTTCATACATGCTCTGCATCATTTCGAGGGACCCGTCGAGGGCGTCGTTTGCGCGTCCTGTGTATGTCGAGCCGTCATACCTGCGGCGGATCACGACGAGGTCCTCCATGTCCACAGTTACCAGAGAGCCCTCGGGCGTGCGGATCACGACCGCATACCCTGCCTTATCGACCAACTTTCTGACCTCGAACTGCAGATAGACAAGCGGCCAGATTTCCACCGGATGCATCCGCTCGTCCCACCGGATCCAAGCAAACGCCGTGTTCGTCACCTGTGCCTGCCATGCGAGCGCATATTTGAGTTCCTGGGCGGTCATCATCGGATTAGGACGAGCGAACAATTTGGTATATTCCGACGTCCTTTTGATCTGCTTGATGCGTCCATCCGTGTCTCGGAGGACGTGCACGATCTGCCCTCTGGCGATGTGCGTTGCATTGGTGTCCAGAATTGCCTCGCAGGTCGCGTCTTTCCCAATGTCCGGGTTGATGTTTACCGACCGCGTGCCGTATCCCGCAAGATATGCCGTCTTTGCGGTCAGGCTCTTTATGAAATCACTAAAAAATCCCATTTTCTTCACCTCAGATACGGGATGATTTCATCAGAGTGATTCTGCAATCCCGTCCATGCATTTAGGAGGCTGACCATTCCGTCAATCCTTCGGTTACTTGCCGATTTAACCGGCTGTATAGATTCAATTCCCTCCCGGTTGAGGGACTTAACTGCTGTGTTCAGCAGGCACCATCTGAGCATCGGGTTGTTCTGATAAACGATCCTGTGCTCTTCAAATGCCCCCTTCATTAGTTTCATGGGGTACGTCCACGTGAACGGCCCCTGCCGGATCTTCTCCATCGTGAATCCGATCTCTGTCATCTGCGGTGCCCAGTAGCCGGACAGCGCCGCATCGTAGCACACCCAGAGCGGGCGAATGTCATGCACCTTGACCATCTCGACAAACCAATTGGTCACGTCGTTATAGTCAACGGTTGCGCCGGCGCAAATCTTCAGCCATCCTCGCTCGGCCCATAGTCTATAAGGCGCTTCACGGTCCGATCTGTGCTTTTCATCCTGCGGCTGCAGTTTGCTCTCCGGAATGAAATATTTCTGCAGCACGTAATACCGATCGTCCTTCGGCTTCATGACCAGGAGCGTCGCGCAGGTGAGGTCTGTCGTTGCGGATAGGTCGCACCCTCCGACCGCGTAGGAGTGCTCGAGATATTCCATTGGGGCCGTCTCGACATTGACGGCCTCCTCGTAGGTGAGCCATCCCTCATTGGAGTTCTCGGGAATGTTGAAATCCTTAGTTAAGACGGTCGGCAGAAACTTCGGGTCACGCTTCGCCCTCTCCACATGCTCCGTGAGCGTCTGCAGGCTCTTAATTTTGCCGAGGCCCGGATTCGCCTTTTCCCAACATTTTGGGTCGGTCCATTCGTCCCGGCTGTCCAGTTCGTTGATCAGAGCGAGTAGGCGATAGTCGTGATAACCTTCGTCCCACAGGGCGACGTGTGCAGCATATTCGTAACGGTCATCAAAAAAGGCCTCCCGCAGGAAGCCATTCGTTGAAATCATCCAGTAAAGAGGCTGTTCTCGCTCTGCCTGTGACTGCTTGAGCACATCGTAGAGCTTGCTGTCTTTCTGGGCGTGTACTTCGTCCTGGCAGACGAAAGAGGCATTCAGACCATCCAGATTGTCTGTCTTCGCCGCCAGTTTCTTGATTTTGCCGAAGTTCATCGAACAGTAAATGTCCGATTGCCGTTTCTTCTCGACACTGCGAAGTGCCGGCGACTGCATCCGCATATTGGCAGCCTCTGAGAATACCTGATCAGCCTGGTCTCTGGAATTGGCCGCGCAGTAGATTTCCGGGCCAGATTCTTTGTCGTTGATCAGCATGTCGTGAAGGACCGCTGCCGTCTCGGTCGACTTCCCGCACTTACGACCCCGGACATCGAAAACTTCCCGGAACCGTCTTTTCCCTGTGTCCTTCTCAAGCCATCCGAATATCAGTTGCATCTTGGCGAGTTGGAACAACTCGAATTTGATCAGCGTCCGCCCTGCCTTGCCTTTCGACTGCCTGCAGAACTTCTGCATGAAATCGATGTGCCGCTGCCCTGCTGCCTCATCGAAGTAAAAAGGGAATCCCGGCGGCGGGGCGTCCATCCATCCACATTCCCTCTCATACACTGCCCGGACCTTCGCCGATGCGACGGTCTCGCCGCTGCGGATCTTCTCCAGGTAGAGCTTTGGCCAGTTCATTTTATGAACTCCATGAGTTCCGCAGCCACGGCTTTCTCGTCCTCCGAAGGGAGCAACCCGGTCAGCTGCTTGATGATATTCTGGTAGACCGTCGTGTACTTGGGCCGAAGCTCCGCAGCCACCGACTTCTTCACGCCCCACTGATTTTCGCCGTTCTTGTATTCCTCGGACATACCGTCCCGGATATAGAGCAGGCCGCATTCGTAGATCGCGCAGGCGTAGGAGGCGGCGTCATCGATCAGCTGCGCGTAGAGCTTGAGCGTCTCCGGATCCACGTCCTTGAGGGCCGCTTTTATGGCTCTTTTGTTTTTCGCGATAACCTTCTTTCTCTCTGATTCTGTCAAAATCTGCTTTGATTTATCCATGTTTACACCGTCTCCGAATTATCTGACAATAGATGTAGCATTTTGTAATTATCTGCCGATAGACCACACCCTTATACGCGCGCCGGGTCAGTTATTCCGTAGAGCCGCACCGGTGCCTAATGGGCCTGGTCTGAATTTGCCATCCGGGGGGCTATGTCGCCGTTTTCATCGAAAAAATATTCCGGCGCACAATCTTTTTGAACGATTCCCTTGTCTTCCATCGTCTTGATCGTGTGGCAAACATGACAGAGACTCTGCAGGTTGTCGATGTTAAGGGAGACCTGCCTGTCTCCTATGTTCTCAGGCGTGAGCTCCTTGATGTGGTCGACCTCTGTCGCCCTTGCTCCGCAGAATCTGCAGGTGAATCCATCACGGATCAGTGCCCGCCGCCGCAGTGCCTTCCATGCCTGCGACTTGTAGAATCCCTGCGCCCATTCCTTTGCCATGTCCGCCTCACAAATAAAGCGGGCCCTTCGGCCCGCCTGGCATGACTTGTATAGCGCTGTTGCCCTGCGCTACAGCTCTGCTGGCAGGCGTCGATCCTGCTCCCCCGCTCGGACAGCATATGCCCCGACACGTCCTTTTACCAATCTTCAGGCATCAGCAGAGAGATATGTTTGCAACAAAAGAGCGCCGCCCCGATGGAGGAAGCGGCGCCCTTTAAGGAAAGGTATCTATGAAGGCTGACGGTACTGCTCTCCATATTTGTCTCTCTACACTTTAGCAGATGTTAATGCGCACGTGTGCGCACGTTTTTCTTTTACCATTCTTCTGGAAGTGGAAACAACAGCTCTGCCTCAGTCTCCAGGTACTGCGCTTTCCGGATTGAAAGGTGCAGCTTCTTTGCCACCTGCCACCACTGCAGGCCGTCGATATATCTATACCGGAGCACCAGCCGCATGTCAGCTGTCTCCTGCGGATTCTTTCCCTTGAGCTCATCAATGCGCTTGTGTATGTCGACCTCGATTCCCATGCACTGCTGCTGCTTTGTGAAAAAGAATTCTATCAGCTCCTCTCTGCCTGTCAGGTAATCAGACAGGTCGTGTTCGCTATCATGAGCTGTCGGCATTCCGGATCCTTGCTGCGCCCGCGCTGTTTTATACTTTGCCTCGAACCTGGCCAGACGCGTCTCTGCATCTTCTTTCTCGAGGGCCGCTGCCCGGTATCGCCAGAGATACTCTCTGGTCTTCATGATCTTTTCTATCTCCTCTTTTGTTCGGATTCCTTTTGCCGTCATTCAGTCTTCCTCATCCCACTTCTTTCTGAGTGCTATTTTCTCCTCTGCCTCTTCGTAGCTCATCAGGTTAGCTTCTCTGATCGGCCCGGCATGCCTGCCATATTCGTACTCTCGCCACTTCTGATATCGCTCCTCATCCATCCAGTCCGTTATATAATCGTCGACCACTGTAGAGAAGCAGCACCATTGTTTAGTAACTGGGTGCTGCACGTTGAATCTTGGCATTATCTTGTCACCTCACTCGTCTTTCTTACTTTGGTTTCAGATAACTTTTTCAAACAGCTTGTGGATTTGGTAATCACTGCACTCGTTTGGCGGCGTCTGCCTGCATTCTTCTTCGCACTTTTCTCTGATTGAGCATAGACTACATGTGCATTCATTAGCCAAGCATATGCAGCGTAAGAATTTTCTCTTACTGTTGGTATCCAGATTGTTATTCAGCGCATCCGTTTCATCTCTTGATAAATACATGTATGTCCTCCACCTTCCTTATTTCTTCCTGTGCTTATCTGCATTCGGACACGTGGTGAAGTGTGATATGTATCCGAGACCTGTTGCTTGGCTCAGGTTCCCTTCGAACACACAGCTGTAGACTTCTCCGTTTGGAGTGACCACCTTACCTGCTGCCCCCGGCCTCGCCCAGTAAGTTACCGGATCAGGGTCTACGGGCATCGACTTCCCGGATGTCATCTTGATCCATCTGATCTCTGCCCCGCATGATTTACATCTGCTCATTCCGTCACCTCCAACGCTTGATATGTCTTACAAGTCTTTATATCATTTTTCACCCTCTCCACCACATCCAGATCATGATGCCGGTTACGATCATAAGCAGAAACACACCGATGATTTCGCCGAGCGCAAATGCAGTTAGGATGTCAGTCATGTCTCGCTCCCTTCAGCCTTCTTGAGCAACGGACACCAGTCTGGCCTTTGTTTGTGCCATCTCAAGCGGATTTGCTCATAGTCTTTTATCTTGCAGTACATCTCGTCCGTCATTTCGTTGTAGTCGAGATTCTGGCAACTTCTGCACCGTTTCTGATTCATTCCTCTCTCCCTTCTGCTTCAACAATCCTTGTCTGGCTCGGATAAATGTTAAACGTACAGTCACGGCAATTCTTTATGGTTACCTGTGCAGGGAATCCGTCGTAAGCA